TTGCCGCCGCCCGGCACCGACAGCTGGACCACATGGCTGCTGCTCGGCGGCCGCGGCGCCGGCAAGACGCGCGCCGGGGCCGAATGGATCCGCGCCTGTGCCCGTAACCCAGTCCGCATCGCCCTTATTGGCGAAACCCTGGCCGATGTGCGCGACGTGATGATCGAAGGCCCCTCCGGCCTCATCGCCATCGCGCCGCCCGCCGCGCGCCCCCGCTGGGTCGCCTCCAAGCGCCTGCTTGAATGGCCCTCCGGCGCCCGCGCCTTCGCCTTTTCATCGGAGGACCCCGATGCCCTGCGCGGCCATCAGGTCCACGCCGCCTGGGCCGATGAGTTCGCCAAATGGCGCCATGTGCAGGAGACATGGGACATGCTGCAATTCGGCCTGCGGCTGGGCGATCAGCCCCGCCAGGTTGTCACCACCACGCCGCGCCCGCTCCCGGCTTTGAAGCGCCTGATGGCTGATGACATGACCCGTATCAGCCGCGCTGGCACCAGCGCTAACGCGGCCAATCTGGCGCCCGGCTTCCTGAGCGCCGTCATGCATCGCTATCACGGCACCCGCCTGGGGCGGCAGGAACTCGAAGCGGAGATATTGGAGGACAACCCCCGCGCCCTCTGGCAGCGCGCCATGCTTGATGGCGCCCGCGTCACGGCAGTGCCGCCGCTGCAGCGGATCGTCGTCGCGGTGGACCCGCCGGCGTCTTCTTCTCCGTCTGCGGATGAATGCGGCATTGTCGTCGCCGCGGCAGGGGAGGACGGCCACGGCTATGTCCTGGCCGATCGGTCCATGGGTGGCCTCAGCCCCGCGCGCTGGGCCCGGCGGGTGGCAGATGCCTATCACAGCCACGAAGCCGACCGCGTCGTGGCGGAGGCCAATCAGGGCGGCGAGATGGTTGCGGCCGTGCTGCGCCAGGTGGACACGGCCCTGCCGGTCCGCCTCGTGCGCGCCACCCGCGGCAAGGCCGTACGGGCCGAGCCCGTCGCCGCGCTTTACGAACAGGCGAGGGTGCATCACCTCGGCACCCACCGCCGGCTGGAGGATCAGCTCTGCGAGTTCGACCCCTCGGCGCCCGCACAATCCGGCTCGCCCGACAGGCTGGACGCGCTTGTCTGGGCACTGACGGATCTCATGCTCGATGCCCGCCAGGGCAACCCCCGGTTGCGGCCCCTATAGGCTCCCTGTGCGTCATGCCGCACCGGCGATTGAAGAATAACCCGAACGGAATTATGTGTTTGCCCGCACCAGAGCTGACCGCAACCCCGGCGGAGGATCAACACGCCATGGCAAACCCGGCCGACGAGCCTGTCCTGCTCGCCATCGCCGAAGGCGTGGCCGCCCATGTGGGGGAAGAGTTTCTCTTTGCCCTGGTGCGCTCCCTGCAATCCGCCATGGATGTCACTGTCGCCTTCCTGACCGAAGCGGTGGGGGCGCCGCCTGAGCGTGCCCACGCCCGCTTCGTCGTCCGCGAAAACCAGACTGCCCAGGGCTTTGAATATGATCTGGCGGGCACCCCCTGCCAGCGCGTCTATGAAGGCCGCACCGTCGTCATCCCCTGCGACGTCGCCCGCCTGTTTCCGGTCGAGCAGGGCTATGAAGGCTATGCGGGCGTGCCCCTGTGGTCCGCCGACGGAGAAGTGAAGGGCCATCTGGCCGTGCTGTCCGAGACGCCCATCGAGTCTCCCGATCAGGTGGAGCGCATCCTGCGCATCTATGGCGTCCGCGCCCAGGCTGAAATCGAGCGCATGCGGCTGGAGCGGGAGCGGGAGCAGCTCATCCAGTCCCTGCGCCGCACCAATCAACGGCTGGACAGGCGCGCCGCCGCCGCCCGCGCGGCCAACGCCACCAAGAGCCAGCTGCTGGCGCTCGCCGCCCACGACATGCGCGGCGCCCTGCAAACCATCTCCCTGCGCAGCGACGCGATCCTCGCGGCACTCGCGACCGATGCTCCGGCCACGGAGGATCACATCCGCAAGGCCGCTGAAAAATCACTCGAAGCCGTGGACCGCATGTCCACCCTCATCGCCGGCATGATGGACCGGGCCCGCAAGGAGACGGAAACCCTGCCGCTGCACCGCGCCGAGGTGGATGTGGCCGATGTCCTTTCCCGCGCCATAGGCTTCAACCAGGATCATGCCACCGGCAAGCAGATGACCATCACCGTCGCCGTGCCTGACGGTCTCACCCTGTCCGCCGACGAGGATCTTCTCATCGAAGCGCTGGATAATCTTGTCTCCAACGCGGTGAAATACGCCCCGCCCGGCAGCGCCATCCGCGTGGCCGCCTCACCGGGTGACGCGCGCCTGCGCTTCACCGTCGAGGATGAGGGCCCAGGCCTTACCGACGACGACATGGCCCGTGTTTTCGGCCGCTTCCAGACGCTCTCCGCCGCCCCCACAGGCGGCGAAGTCGCCACCGGCCTCGGCCTGTCCCTGGTCAAGGCCATCGCCGAAGCCCATGGCGGGACGGCCTGGGTTGAAAACCGCGAAACAAGCGGCGCGCGCTTCGGCATTGACCTGCCGCGCTAGCTAGCCGGCTCGGCCACACAGCCAGCCTGAGCCTTACAGCAAGAAAGAACCCATGCCTTTATTCTCCTGGCCCTCCCGCCGGGCACGCCTTTTTGCGTCCCGGCCCTCAGCGCCCGAAACCAAGGCGTCCCGCACCGGCCCGCTTGTAGCGCTGCATACCCAGGGCCGTGCCCGCTGGACGCCGCGCGACTATTCAGCCCTTGCCCGCGAAGGCCTTGAGAAGAACCCCATCGTCTACCGCGCCGTGCGTCGCATCGCCGAAAGCGCCGCCGCCGTCCCGCTGCTTGCCTATGAGGGCACGCGCGAGCTGGACACCCACCCGCTGCTTGATCTCCTGGCCCGGCCAAATCCCATGGAGGAGGGGAGCGACGTGCGCTGCGCCTTCTTCGCCCACCTTCAAACCGCCGGGAACGCCTATCTCGAACTGGTGGAAATGGACGGTGAACCCCGCGAGCTCTATGCCCTGCGGCCGGACCGCATGAAGCTCATCCCCGGCCCCCAAGGCTGGCCGGAAGCCTATGAATATCAGGCCAATGGCCAGACCGTGACCTTCCCGCTGCCCGAGGCGGGGCCCATGTCCGGCCCCATCCTGCACCTCAAGCTCTATCACCCCACCAATGATCACTACGGCCTCAGCCCGCTTGAGCCCGCAGCCTTTGCCATCGACATCCACAATGCCGCCGGCGCCTGGAACAAGGCATTGCTCGACAATGCCGCCCGCCCCTCAGGCGCGCTCGTCTATGCAGGCCCCGAAGGGGCAGAGCACCTGACCGACGAGCAATTCAGCCGCCTGAAAGACGAACTCGAGCAGACCCATCAGGGGACGGACAATGCAGGCCGCCCGCTGCTACTTGAAGGCGGGCTCGACTGGAAGCCCATGTCACTTAGCCCGAAGGACATGGATTTCATCGAAGCCAAGAATGTTGCGGCCCGTGAAATCGCGCTCGCCTTCGGCGTGCCGCCCATGCTCCTGGGCATCCCCGGCGACAACACCTATGCCAATTACGCCGAAGCCAACCGAGCCTTCTGGCGCGAGACCGTGTTACCGCTGGTCGGCCGCTATTGCCACGCCATCACCGCCTGGCTCGCCCCGCGCTACGGCATCAATCTGCGTCTCTGGTACGACCCCGACCAGCTCGACGCCCTCAACACCGACCGCGAAGCCCTCTGGACCCGCATCAACGACGCGACCTTCCTGAGTGATGCCGAAAAGCGCGTGGCGCTGGGCTATGGCGATGAGTGACTACGACCGGGAGGCGGCAAGCCACTGGCATCTCGACAAGCGCGTCCCCATCGCGCTGATCGTGGCGATGGCGGTGCAGACCGCCGGTGCCCTCGTCTGGGCCGGGGCGGCCATGCAGCGCATCGACTATCTGGAGCGTGAAGTCTCTGCCGGTGCCCGCATCGGCGAGCGCACCGCCCGCGTCGAGGAACAGATGCGCTATCTGCGCCAGTCCGTCGACCGCATCGAGACCAAGCTCGACCGCCTCACCGGCAACTAGATCAACCCGGACCCCCAAAGCCAGATGACCATCCGCACCACCAAGCGGGCGGGCGCTGCTACGCGCCTTGCCCTCAAGCCATCAGCCGCGCCCATTCCCCTGAGCACGGTAGCGACAGGGCAGGGGAGTTTCGCAGGCTATGCCTCGCTCTTTGGCATGGCCGACAGCCAAGGCGACATCGTGCAGCCGGGCGCCTTTGCCAAGGCACTCGCCACGCGCGGCCCCGCCCGCATCGCCTTGCTCTACCAGCACGACGTTGCCCGCCCCATCGGCACCTGGACGCGGCTTGTTGAAGACGCACAAGGCCTGTGGGTCGAAGGCCGTCTGGCGCTTGATGCCGCGGGCGGGCAGGAGGCCCATGCCCTGCTCGCCGCAGGGGCCCTGTCGGGCCTGTCCATCGGCTTTCACGCAGTCCGCGCCGCCCGCCGCGCAGGCGGTGGCCGCGTGCTGCACGAAATCGATTTGTGGGAGGTGTCGCTTGTCACCTTCCCCATGCTCGACGCCGCCCGCGTCAGCCGCATCAAGGCCCGCCCGTCGCCACCCGCGCGTACTCCACCCACGCTCGACATTTTCACGCCGCAGCAGTCCCAGGCACTCGCCCGCGTGATCCGCCGGGCGGGCGCTGTCCTGTCCAGCCCCGCCACCCCGTCCACTTCCTCACGGCCAAAGGAGCCCGACCCCGCATGACCCTCGAAACCAAGGCCGACAGCCCGGCCAGTAGCCCCATTCAGTGGGACCCCCAGTCCACCGAACTGCGCGATGCCTTCAGCGACTTCCTGAATGCCTTCGAGCAGTTCAAGGACGCCAATGACGACCGCCTGTCGCAGATCGAAAAACGCATGAGCGCCGATGTCGTCACCGCCGACAAGGTGGAGCGCATCAACACCGCCATGGATGAGCAGAAGCGCCGCATGGATGATCTGCTGCTCAAGTCCCGCCGCCCGGGCCGCGACGGTGCGCCTGCCATCGGCGCATCCCTCACGGAGCTTGAGCACAAGCAGGCCTGGGACGGCTACATGCGCCGCGGCGACACCATGGAGCTGCGCTCCCTCGAGCTGAAGGCCCTGTCCCGCCAGTCCGATCCCGATGGCGGCTATCTCGTGCCCACGGAAACCGAAGCCGAGATCGCCCGCATCATGTCCGAAGCCTCGCCCATCCGCGCCATCGCCGATGTGCGCCAGGTCTCCGGCGCGTCCCTGAAAAAGCCCATTGCCACCACCGGCGCCCAGGCCGGCTGGGTCGGCGAGGCGGACACCCGGCCCGAGACATCGGCCCCCGTCCTGTCGGAAGTCGAGTTCCCCACCATGGAACTCTACGCCATGCCCGCCGCCACCCAGTCCCTGCTCGATGACAGCGCCGTCAATATCGAGGAATGGCTCGCCTCCGAAGTGCAGATCGCCTTTGCCGAGCAGGAAGGCTCAGCCTTCGTTACCGGCGACGGCATCCGCAAACCGCGCGGCTTCCTCGCCTATGACAGTGTTGCTGACGACAGCTGGTCCTGGGGCAAGCTCGGCTATCTGCTCTCCGGTGCCGATGGCGCGTTCCACGCTTCCAATCCGCAGGACGCGCTTGTTGATCTCGTCTACGCGCTCAAGGCCGGCTACCGCGCCAATGCGCACTGGGTGATGAACCGCACCACCCAAGGCGAGATCCGCAAGTTCAAGGATGCCGACGGCAATTATCTCTGGCAGCCGGGCCTCGCCGCCGGTCAGCCCGCCACGCTCCTCAACTTCGCCATCACCGAAGCCGAGGACATGCCGGACATCGCGTCTGACACTACAGCGCTCGCCTTCGGTGATTTCCGCCGCGGCTATCTGGTGGTGGACCGTCTCGGCGTCCGCACCCTGCGCGACCCCTATACGCGCAAGCCCTACGTGTTGTTCTACACCACCAAGCGCGTCGGCGGCGGCGTGCAGAACTTCGAAGCCATCAAGCTCATGAAGTTCGCAACTTCCTGATCCTCCGTTCCCTGACAGTCAAGGACCTCCCCATGCGCGACCTCCACAACCAGGTGGCGGTGCGGCACACGCTTGCCCCCGCCACCCACGCCACAACCGCCACCGGCACCACCGTTGATCGCCGCGGCTTTGAAAGCGTCGATCACGCCGTCACCCTCGGCGCCTCCGGCGATACCCTGTCTCCCTCAGTCAGCATCACCCTCAAGCTCGAACACTCCCATGACGGCTCGGGCTGGGAGGCCGCCACCGATGCTGACGCCCTCGGCCCCACGCTCGGGGCCGCCGGTGCCTTCGCCGTGATCGACGACACCGCCGAAGACGGCACCACCTACCGCGTCGGCTATGTCGGCGGCCGCCGCTATTCCCGCGTCGTGGCGGAGTTCACCGGCGTCCACGCCTCCGGCACGCCGCTTGCGGCCTTGGCGCTGCTCGGCCATGCCCATATGCGCCCGGTCTGA